CGTAAAATGTCTAGATTGAACTGGAATAAGTCTGGGCAATATGCAAGCGTTGTATATCCAGCTCCGGATGAATTCCTTCAAAAGCCATATTTCTTCTTGTTTAATGCTCAGAAGGAACGTGTAATGTGGGTGCCGTCAAATTCGGATCTATTAGCCAACGACTGGGTTGAAATTAAAGAAGATACGGACCAGCTTAGTTTGCAGCTTTAATGGCATCATTTAACGGTAAGACTCCAGTAAATTTCGACAAGATCTATACACCGCTTGAAGTAATTCAGAAGTGTAATAGATTTCTTGTCGATATTCTTATAAATGAAGGCGCTGAAATAGACCAAATCATTGATCCGGCTGCTGGTCCTAATATTTGGCTTAATGATTTATTGACCTATTTTGAAGCTCCTGTAAAGACTTATAGTTTAGATATAATGCCCGATAACGACCAGGTTAAGAAATTTGACTGGTTGAAGCTTAAGGATAGGCAACTCAAATACTCGGAGCATAGACTGATAGTCACTAATCCGCCTTATGGCAGGTCTAATAACGGCACTGTAAACTTCATTAACATAGGCTTAAAGCACGCGAAGTGGGTGGCTATGCTTGTACCCACTGGAACATGGACGAGCGTTAGAATTAAGAATTTCAATAAGCGGTGGAAGCTTGATATTGGCCCTATTAACCATGTATTCAAAGGATGCGGTATATTCAACGAAAAGACTAATAGCTGCAATATTAGCTTCATTGTCTATGAAAGTGCTAATGACCCTAAGAAGAAGCTGGAACTGCCGTTTGGAAATATTATTGATGATGAAGAAGATGATGTAGAAATTATTAGGTTTAGTAATAGTGACGCCTCATATCATCGTCCGAAATATGCTGATGTAAAGCCTTGTTTAAAAGAAGATGATATATTCTGCTGCGGTCTAGGTACAGGAAGCTTATTTACTCCGTGTGATCCAACAAGATATACTTTAACGCTTGCAATAAGATTCAAAAATAAAGAATTGCGTGATCAGTATTTAAGATTAGATCATAAGGTTTTGAAAGAAGAGTTTATAAGATTATATGGAAAAAATGTTGCTTGTATTCCATATCGATGGTATGAAGTTGTTTCCAAGTTTATGGATTTAAAAAAAAAACGCTATATGATGTAGAAATATTGGAGCTGCATGGAAAGAAATCACGTCCTCCATATTATGAAGACGTGGCTGATAAGATGGATGGAACTGAAATATTTGTATGCTCGCTTGGTACAGAGGGTTCTATATTTACTGTGACCGATGATCATGAAAAATACGGCAACTATCTTGCAATAAGATTCAGTACTGAAGAAATTAAGCAACAGTATTTAAATATCGATCCTGCCTTACTTTGTGCTGAATTTAAGAAAGATCTTGGTGGAGGCCATTTGACACCATACAGGTGGTATACCATTGTATCTAAGTTTATGGATTTAAAAAAAAAACGCTATAAGTTTGGCATAAAGCCTTTAACTGCTTCGCTTAATTGTCATACACCATACTATAAACGCTTCATTGATCAATTTCATAAAGATGATATTTTTATATGTGCGATTGGAAAAGGTTGTATGTTTAGACTCTGCCCATATGATAAGTATAACAATTTTCTATGGTTAAGGTTCTATGATAAAGCTTTAAGGGAACAATATCTTAAGCTTGATCCTTTAGAACTTGAACATGAACATATTGCTGAATATGGAGTAATACACGCAATTAATCCATCTTCATTCTATACAATTGTATCGAAGCATCTTAACCTTAACCCGGAGTAATCATGCCTTGTGGATCTAAGAAAGGTGGTGGTAAAAGACCGCCTAAGAAGTAATATTCTATACTTATAACAACATATTAGCCATATAATTTCCTATATAGGAGAGCCGACGGACAACCGGCTATAAATAGATGTCTTACTCATAGTTTTCCTTTATTAAAGTGTTGACGAAAAATACCTATACCACTCGGTATAGGTATTTTTTATTTTTGTTATCTTATTTAGTAAGAGTATCTTCCTATTTCTATTCCATATGTAGGATTATGAGCACAATTGTGTGTAAACGTTATGCTTATAGAATTAGTATGGGAAGCTTCATACCCTAAATAATATTGTATATAAGTTATGGATGACTTATTACCAGAAGTAGTTGCAGATGTAGAAGACCCTGTTAAAATCTTACTATCTGCAGAAGTACTGTTTGTAATATTGAAACTTACAGTTCCGGATGAATCACTGCTATTTCTTTGCATTCTAATAGTTAAGTAATCACCAGGATGTATGTCTCTAGTTAATGTCATAGAAGTAGAAGTAATACTTCCAGATGTGTCTTCAACGATGTTATATCCCATAGTACCTCCAATAAATTGAGGTATTACAGATCTTTCATCATTACCAGATGAAGAACCTGTACTTGAGAACGAGCTATTGTTATATCCACCGTTTAAACCTGAAGGAGAAACACATATTCTATTAAATATATCTTTAGCATTATCTATCATATAACTATTTCTGAAAATACCATTAGCATTCGTACAAGCACTAAAATCAAATGCAGGTATATGTGTTAATACATGGCATTCTTTAAGAGCAGAATTAAAATTCTGAACATTTTTAGTATTAAATAATGGTATAGACTTCAATGCTCTACAATTAGAAAATGTAAAATACCAGGAAGTTACATTTGCCGTATTAAAGTAGCAAATATCGGTAAGACCTGCACAATACTCAAACATACTGGACATATCCAAAAGGCTTGAAGTATTGTATATTCCATTAACTGAAATAAGACCGTCATTAAGTAAACTGGACGATCCCCAGAATAGTCTTTGTGTAGATGTTACACCATCAAGATTTCCTGCTAAGATTTTGGCAGATACTCCGTTGTTAGAATAATTTAAAGTAAATTTTTTAGAAGTTCCACCCCAGTCACTATTATTATAATACCAATCCCATATTCCATTGGAAGAATCTACAGCTGTCCATGTTCCTATAGAAGATGTATCAGTAGTAGAACTTCCTGTAGTTGGAGTATAAGATGAATTTAAAAACTTGAATCTAAGCGTCTTAGCTGGTAAGCAAAGACGATTAGATCCTAAAAGCATTTGGTTAACTAGTAAACCCATAATGCTTCTCCTATGCAAATTCTACAATACTATAGCAGTTATTGATAAGACTTAACTGATAAGTATTTCCAACTGTAAGAGCAGAAGGATTACTTGCAGAAGCATGATAACTACTAGGCATAGTAGGAAGTGTGGTCGAAGAACTTGCTGTCCACTGAAGTACAACATTGAGAACAGAATTAGTATTAGTTATAGAAATTGGATCAGACGTTGTAGTGTCAAGTTCTATAATCTTATTATTCCAACTAGCACCTAAGTCAATCGTACCGCCTGAAGGAACGGTATAACTGTACTTATCTGTTTTGTTATTCTTTATTTCATCGAATACTTTTAATTCTCTGAAATTAGTAGTATCGTTAGAAATTTGTCCAGGGCCAGTAGCAGTAAAATCATCAACTACCTCATAGAATTTCCAATATCTTCCAACTTCTACATAATAAATTGTACCTTTTGTAAACGAATTTCCATTAGAGTAGTTATTACTATGGTAAGTGCTTGCAAATGATCCAACTCCTACATTTTCTATATCCATTCCTACATAAGTATCTAAAGAAAATCTCATATTAAAATATGATAATCGGAATGTACGCACAGTAATTGTTGCGGTACCAGTTCCTGTAACAGGAAGACTGAAAAGAATATTTCCAACAGTATTCCAATATCCAAGAGTATAATATCTATCGGCATCACTTATTATAAAAGTCTTACCACTACGTAGGTACGTAATTACATCATTCGGACCATTCGGGAATTTAGTATTCATTTCTGAAAGGGTAAGTATCTCTACAGGACTAGATCCGCCACCAGAAGCAAATTCTTCAACGGTAAGCGTTTTAGTACCAATTACCCATGGATCAGCAGAATAATCAAATGTGGCCGTAACCATATACTTGGAATTAGCTGCAACACCAGATACCACTCCGTAGAACTTGGCAGCTATAACTTCCAAAGTAGTGGTATCCTTTATAATCTGCAACCCATCGAGCATTATGCTGGATTCAGTGCCACTTGTAAATAACAGAGCCTGATCTGCAGCAGAGAAGTCAGTATTACGAACAAATAAGAAAATATGCTTATTTTGAAATTCATTTCCATTAAACGTATCATCTAGCTGATATGCATTGAGAGATGTAGTTCCATAGTTATAAACAGTATTACCGCTATAATCGAAATAATCTGTATCAACGTTTATAGTATAAGAAATATTGCCTTCGCCATCATCTTGTGGATAGAAATATAAATAATTTATGAATCTACCATAATTATAATCATATCCTTCTGCAAAAGAAAATTCAGGATAATCCCCAGAAATTCCATGAGAATTTGTTTTCTTGTATGCAGATAAGTAATAAATCTTAGAATATTCACTAGATTGTCCTTTATCTACAACTTGATTGATGATAATAGGATAATTTTCTGCATTTGCACTAACAAACTGAACTATAGATGCAACTACTGTGGAATCATAAATATTGGAATTATTAACCTCAAGAACTTTAACAGATTCAGATCCACCGCTAGCCGTAGCCCAAGCATAAGATCCAACTCCACCGCTGTAAGATGCAGTAAGAATCTTACCATCATCGGAGCTAGTAACAGCAGGCACGTTGTTAATAGTCGGAGTGTTGCTTAAGTCGTTGTAGCTTCCAGAAGTAGCCACCGTAGCAAGATTAGGCTTATTTAGAATTTGAGCAACACCAGAAGCTGCATTCCAGTCAGAATTGACCTGAGCAGCAGGAATAGTCGGCTTATTCTGGAGATCGTCATAGTCACCAGACGTTGCAACCGTAGCCAAACTGGGCTTGTTAAGAATTTCTGCAACACCAGAACTTGCATTCCAATCAGAGTTAACCTGAGCTGACGGAATTGTAGGCTTATTCTTGATGTAAGCTGGATCTGAAGAATTGCTCTCATTCCAGTCTGCTTGTTCTTGAGCTCCGGGAACATCAGAAGATGTGATAAATCCACTATCATTCGTAAGATCAGAAGTAGCTGTAGGGATAGTAGGTTTGTTCAATATTTCTGCAACACCAGAGCTTGCATTCCAGTCGCTATTAATCTGAGCTGCAGGAATAGTAGGCTTATTCTGGATATAAGAAGGATCATCTACATCAGTTTCATTCCAATCAGACTGCTGCTGAGGAGGAATATCAGAAGATGTAATGAAGCCGCTGTCATTCGTAAGATCAGAAGTCTTAGTGGGAATGGAAGTACTAGAAGGCAATGCCCCAACATCAGACGCAGTCAATACAACTGTACCAGTCTTTCCATTGACGCTATCTACAGCTCCACCGCCACCACCGCCTTGTGGCATGTTGTCAACGTGGACAACGCTAACACCTGGTTCACGCTTAACGGTTGCATCACCGTTATCCGCATAAACATGAGATACAGACATAATAGTCTCCTTAAGAATTGTTAAACAATAATCAGTTGATTAATCTACGTCGGGTTAAAGTATCCTATAACAGCATTAATGCCTACATTGACTCTGTCGCCTTCAGCTGCACTGTTACTAAGATGAATACGAAATCTTATTCTATTATAGTAAGAATGTAGAGTTGCAGGATCGGTCATACCACTAATAAGGTATCTATCAGCAGAAATCTGCTGACTGACAAAATCCATCTGATATTCACCAGATACTCCGTTTTTGAACATATACAAGCTAATACCTCCTGTAAGACTGGCAGTAGTACCACTAAGGACATACTTAATTTTGTAATCCCAAGGAACCATGGTATAACCATCGCCATCATTAACTCCAGGTATTTCTTTTACTATATCAAAGTAATGATTCTGAATATCTTCAGCAGTTAAAGTATGATCTGTATTTGGTCCTTGAATTGTCCTATAATTATAAGGAATATAAGTTTCATAGTAAGCCATTGACCAGTTACTTCCAGCGACTCCACCTGCATTTGGATACATTATAGCTTCAGCCACCTGAATTTCTTCGTAATTCCATTTCTTTTGAATCATGTTAAATGTAATCCAACTGTCGCTCCATTCAGTAATTATATAAAAATTAGCTTGACCATTGCCCATGCTAGGATATACACCTATAATAGGTTCACCTGCTTTTATTTTCTGAAGAATTGTATTGAAATCTTCATTTATATTATTTATAGTTACGTAAGTTACAGTACCACTACCGCCACCACTATAAATGGTTTCAGACCATTCATCAGAAGTATTAAGCGTCCAAACATATATGACATTGCCATCAACAGTACAGGTAAACTTGTATCCACCGTTGTAGGCAGATCCAAATACGCCAACCTTTACACCGTTCGTAATGCTCTTTATGGCATAAACTGCTTGACGCTTTGCAAATGCAAGCTGTACTTCTTCATATGTGGCTGTACCATATATGAAATAGGAAGCATTATTCTGGTTTAGTACACTGATTTCGTTCCAATGCTGTGGATTCCAAGCTTCAGGTTCATTACTATTGTAGACCTTAACAAACAGCTTGTTACCGTGCCATACATAAGAGCCAAGAGTGTAGCCGATTTCAGGATCAAATTCGTCTTCAGCAATAGCTTCACGAATAGCTTCAATGTCCGTATTGGCAACATCGATTCTATGATCCAATCTGCGAATTTCAGTTTCAGAGCCATTATCAACGACTCCGATATTCTTTCTCATCTGGTTCTTATCGAGTTCATCTATTACATGGACTAAATCAGCATTAGTCAGTACTCTAGTAGGATTAGATTGAGCCATTATTGATCCTTTGTTAGAATTTTTGAAGTGTTTATAAGCATTTCTAGCTTTGCATTTATTGCAGATATATCACTCCGCATTTCAGCAAGCTCTTTAGTTGTAGTATCAAGTTTATCGACATCAGCCTTAATATCCTGGACTTGGAAATACATCCAGCCCACGAATAAGGCCGCACCGATTCCAACTTTAGCACCAATTTGGTCTAAAGCCTTCATTGCATCTGGCATCATTTACCTCCCTAAGTAAACTGAACTAACCTGTAGTTCCAAACAATATTGTTACCAGCTTGGAATCTAGTACCAGATGCGAAATTGAACTTGAAAGAAATGTACTTCATTACACCGGCATTAGTAGATCCACAAGCCCAGATTTTCCAGAAATTATCCATAGGGTGAGTCGGAGCAGAATGAGAGTCAGAGTTATTGATCTCACTAGATCCAATCGTTCTATACTTATAGCCAATCTTAGAATGGTCTTCTCTAGTTCCCCATACTTCGATGCTACTTACGTCTGTATCGGTAAGCCTGTTAGCTGATCCAGATGGACCCCAATTAAGACCAGATATAGTAAGCATGAAAGTTGTGTCACTCTGTTCATTAGGTCTTGGGAATGTAGCCATATCTACCCAACAGTAACCGTTAGAAATATCTGTTGAAGTAATAGTATAGGATCTATTTATACTAGAATTAACTGCAAAAATGGAGCATGTCTTAAACTTTCCATCCGTATCTACGTATACAGGTGTATAAGAATTACCCTTACCAGATCCGTTATTTATACCGGAATCTAGCAATTTTTTATATGGCCCTTTAACAAGATATCCAGGATGATAAGTACGACCGTCAACATCAGTCTGTGCTATCTCGGAATATCCATCAGGATCGTCTTCGTTAAAGAGAAGAGTGCGTATAGTCACTGCTGACTGTGCACCGTATTCCATTTCACGAATCCACGGTACTCTAGGTTTATTTGCTATAAATGCAGGAGATGATGTATCTGTTTCACTCCAGTCAGACTGCACCTGAGCTGCAGGTATCGTGGGCTTATCGGAAAGATCATTATACGAACCACTGGTCGCAACTGTTGCCAAATTAGGCTTATTCTGGATATAACTGGAAGCAGCTATGTCATTTTCAGTCCAGTTGGCTTGAACTTGACCGGGCAGTGTAGGCTTATCATATAGGTCGTTATAACTACCAGTAATAGCTACTGTAGCCAAGTTAGGCTTGTTGGATAAATCTGTATAGCTGCCAGAAGTTGCTACCGTTGCAAGATCTGTGAACTTAACATAGTCCGAAAGATCAGGATCGTCAACGCTGATTGCATAAGTCTTCGTGCCATCATTAGGATCTGTAGCCACCACCGTAGCATGAACCTTATTATCACCCGGTTCTATGACTCTAATTAAGCCATTAATAACAGGAGTAGCACTTAACGGCGACTCGTTGGTTCCATCTCCAGTCAATGTATTATCGTGGAGAACTTCACCACCATATTGATTAGTGGTTACAATATTTATACGGCTGAATTCAAGATTTCCAAGGTAATTATAGACGTAAATGTCATAATGAAGCTCTTTATCGCCAATAGCAGTACATTTTCCAAGGCTATCCAGCGGAATTCTAAACGGATTCTGGTCGCCTAGCCAGTTTTGGTAAGAAATATACTGCGTTCCAGTAGTATTGTTGACAAATATCTCAACAAATCCAGCACTTAACGGATGACCGTCCTTGTTCAGGAATTGTGTTTGCCAAGGTATAATATACGCATATCTGTTTGGATCTAACGCCATATTTCCTCTCGTTGAGTTATATATTATTCAATGAATAAGTTGAAAAGCCTATAGGTTTAACCCTATAGGCTATAAATTTAGTTAATTGTACCAAGTTTTGTGATGGTCGAGTTAATCCATACATCACAATAGGCATAAGGAACTGGAACTGTAGCAGCAGAGTTGCTACTTTGTCCACTAGCACCTGCAGAAGGTGTTAAATCCGAGGGGAAACCTTGACCTTGATACGAAACATTGGTTGAAAGTAGCTTTCCAGAATCGGTATCACCTGCCCTTAAGGTAGATTTACCACTATAAGCTACGTATTTATTGTCAAAATCGCTAAGAGCAAAGCAGAATAGACCAAGATCTTGGATGGTTAAGCCAACAAGCCTAGATTTCCACATGTAAGATCCGGAAACTTCAGACTTACTGTATGTAGGAATCCAAACACCGTTGACAATTGTACCACCAGTCACGATCGGGATCTCAGTACCTGCATAAATTTCATGAGGGCCAGTATATTCTATATAGATTCTAGACGGAGGTGTACCACCGTTGTTGAACCATACAGGAACGTCCTTAAGCAACACTGCGTAAGCCTCGTTCTGAAGCACATCTGGGCCATCATTGTTCCTGTAAGTGTATGAATGCCCGGTCGTATTCATGTAAGACTGATTCCAGTTAATGAAATTCGTGCCATCATAGGAGTCAGTTATAGCATTATTAACGAACGTAGACCCATAAACTGTAATAGGATGCAATGCAGTCTTAGGAGTTAATAGTAATTTGGCTTTATCAAGCACATTATTTGTAAATGTTATGCTTAACTTACCGTCCGTTGCACTATTGTATGCTAGAATAATGGTTCTTGCACCCAGATCATTAGGAGCAAATGTACAACCAGTTATAATTGCATTGTATGGGATCTGTATAGAATATCCATAGAAAATACTGTCTCTTATAGTGCAAGTTGCACCATTAAAGAACGGTAAAGAACTGGAAACAGACTGTGTAGACGTAAAGCTTGAGCTCTTTACATACACACTTCCCATAATAGAGAACGGTAAGCTACCATTGATATAAGAATCTTCAATGGTTAAATTGTTCCAAGCATTAGTGCCAGAGTTGTAGACACTACCCTTAATATTCCTGAAGGTTACATTTCCGGAAAGATTAAGGCTGGACACTTCACCGTTTATCCAAGTAGTATCTGCATAGACATCTGTAATACTTGCATTATATGTCCTGCCTTCAAGGTTGAAAGTCTTTATACCGTCTGCATTTGCAAGTATGCAATAGTTCTCAGGATACGTAAAGTCGTGCATGTAGTATGTACAACCAGTTAGCGTAACCTTAGAAGTATCGATCTTGTGAGCAGAATCAGACAAAGCCCACCAAGAGTCCTTGATTTCAGTCATATTCTTGAACTGAATAAAGGCATTCAGGCTTATATTACCAGGACTTTCGAAGTTCTGAATTCCGTCAAAGATTATAGTTCCCGCAGGAGAGAAGTTTTCCTTAGAAATATACACTCTCTGAAGATCGGCGAAGGTCTGACCTGTTCTACCAATGTTCGTATCAATAATGATTTCATCAGTAGGATTCAGGAAGTATCTATTCTGTGCCCATGTATTGAGCCAGCTACTTCTACAGGTCTTCACATTAAGCGTCAGCTTTCCAGTATTGTAATCATTGTGATAGTAGAAAAATCCTGTAGCTGCACCTTCAATCTTGTCAACCGTCAAGCTATTTTCTGTACCAGTCTTTGCAACAAGATGCGTTCCAGTATCAAGATACAAAGTCTGGTTGAGCACATGGTCACCGCCTTCAATAGCGTAATAACCGCCCTCTTCATAGACTGCTGGCATATATACTGCAATACCCATAGCATTTGCATAACGGAATGCATCAAAGAATGCAGACTGTCTTGCACTTGCAGTAGTATAAGAATTAGTCGGGAACACACCGAATACACGAATGTCAAGGAACTGCGGTGTAATCAGTTTCCAGAACATCGTGGTATCAAGCGTTCCAACAACACTACCTCCATTGTCATGAGCAGAAGGATCGTACTCAAGCTTATAATATACAGGCGGCATATCGCCAAGTTCATTATAACCACGAAGAATGGCATAGTTCACTGCAGAAATGTCCATATTTCTAAGGGCAGTAATATTTCCTGCAGCACCTGCAATAACGGTTCCATCGCCAATATCTATAACCACAGTATTCTTAAGAGAATCAAAAGTATAAGATTCGGACCAAGAACTGATATTATCCATATCATCGCTCATATTGCCAGAGCCTACATACTTCTCAAGCAATACCGTTACGTCTTCATCAGGCAGAAATACCTGCTTACTGGTTCTGCCTTCATCATCGCTAAGCATAGGATTATCAAGCGGTGTTTCATCTTCATCATAAATAGTAATCTTTTCAGTAGTATGTAATTTGAAAAAGGTAAACCGTCCGTAGAACGGCTCACCTTCAACGGTATACACTGAATGGTTATCAAGATTGCGTAATACCATTATAGACCTGCTTTTTTACCAGCTTTAGTATTAGTGCCTTTATTCTTGTTTTTCAGATAAATATTATAAGCACGCATAATAGGTTCATCTGGATTTCCATGTGGAACAAATCCAGCATCCCACATTCTTATATTAGTATCATTATTCAAGATATCGGCTACATCATCATCAATTTCTGTAAAATTAACAATATCTTTTCCAAGTAGTTTCTTACTATATTTTGGCTTTCCAAGCTTGTTTGTAATATAACCAGCAATCATCGGCTTTAGTAAGTTATTTTTATTACTATATGCTACAACATCTGGCTTATTTTCTAGGCCATATACAGCTCTGTCAAAATCAGATTCAACAACTGGATATGTCTTATCAACTGGAGCTTTGTCCATCTCTGCTTTCTTAAGACTGGATGCACTTCTAGACGGTTTTACTACAGGAGAAATACCATGAACTTGATTAGGATTATCTGCTAAAAAGCCTGTAGCACCAAGTTCCTTAGTAGCTCCGTCTGTAAGTCCATACTCACCGCCAAGTTTCTGTTTTTCAAGAATAGCAGTAGGAGTCATGTATTCCCTATTTTTCAAGAACTCATCATATTTAACTTGTGCAAGTTTTGGATCTGCTTTAAACGTTTCCATCTTTTCAACTAAGTTCTTGATAATAGGTACTTTTTCTTCAGGTACATTCCCAGAAGCCAGATATTTATTAAGCAAATTAATATCAGTATCTAGATCTCCAGTGGTTATGTTCTTTATTCCTAGATCTTCTTCCCACTTTGAACGCTGTTCTTTACCCCATTTATTAACTTTGCGTCTTGAAGGCCCAAATACTTTTGTATAAATATCGCCTTCAGTCATTAGACTTGAAACACCACGCTTAGTTTCAAATGGAGCTTTAGAACTGAGTTCAGTCATTCTATGCAAATTAGTAACATACGGATCTGAAGAAAGAATATCTCTAACGCTTCTTCTAGATACATTATCAATACCTGCTGCTCTTGCTGCACCAGATGCATACGCACCGATTGCAGGAGCAGTAGTCATATTAACAGTTGCACCACCAAGTACATCACCAACGTCAAATCGGCTTCTATATGGATTATCTAAATCATTATAGGCCATAACGTCGTATGTCTCACCCCACAACGGAGCAGCGGCATTAGACACTACATATTCACCTGCGTGAATAGGAGCATAGTATTTACCTAGAGCTTTTGCACCTGTTAGAACCCTACCTGCTCTGGCTACTGGTCTTCCCCAAGGAATTAATTGGACAAAGTTTTCACCAGTATCACCGAGTACGTCCTTCCAAGTGTAATCACCTCTACGTACTAATGATTCTTGGGTTCTAGGAGCAAAAACACTTCTAGTGGCACCACCAAATCCTCCAGTATATTTTGCTTGATTATCATACTGGGCTTGAGCAGCCTTAAGCCACTCATACAGCTTTCCATCAGCCTTAAGACCTTCTTCCTCAGCATAGAATTCATCTAGAGCTTTAGAAATATCATCGTTGCCTGCGACTCTATTTATCCATGCAGGATTACCATCTTCATCACGTCTGAACATTTCCACAGGCTTATTAGGATCGAAACCAAGCAGAGATGCTACTTGGTCTTGACCCCAATCCCACTTGCGTCCATAACGAGCCTTTTGCAGTTCAGTTCTCCATTCAGGCTTATACTTCATTATCATAGCATAAGCATCTCTGTCTCTGGCTAACTGTCCTACAAATACTGGAATCTGGAATGCATTTGGTTCATTTTCGGCATTTTCACAATACACTAAGATTCTATTAGCCAACTGACTTTGCATATCATCTAGGTTAGAATTGGCAAGCCATTCAGTAATATCTTCTATCTGCATTAATTACCTGCCTTTTTTAATACGTTCTTTTTCAATTTTCTTTTCTTTTTTATTATCTCTAAATTTGAACTTATCTTTATATTGTGGATCCTTATTGAGTTCCATTACTTTTCTAGCTCTTTGTGCATTGCTCATCGGCTGACTATTAAGATTAGCAAGCATATTATCTACTGCTGTATCTTCAGCAGCAATAGCCTTTGCAGCAGCTGCATTCTTCTTGGCAGTTTCAACCTTTTCCTGCTTCATCTTAAGGCCTTCATCAAGAGCCATATTGATTTCTTCAAGAGTAGTATCATTGTAGTAATCTTCTGGCTGCTTACCAGCATCCTGCGCAAGTTCTTCAAGCTTCTGCTTAGCAGCAAAAAGATTGTCAAGAGCCTGAAGGTCATCAGGATTAGCCTTGTAATTATTGAACGTCCAAGTCAAATAATCACGACCACGTCTTGCAGCTGCATCCTTAGATTCCTTAGATTCTTGCTTAGAAGCATTAATCTGCTCTTGCTGCAAATCTTGAGAAGCTTTCAGCTGCTTATCCTGCTGCTTACGACCCATAATGTTTTCAAGATTAGAAGCATCATTGTCGTAGATATACTTATGCTTAGCTACAGTCCACATAGGGTCATTGGACATTTCATGCACTCTCAGCTTTTCCTGCCAAGCAATTTCTGCCTTAAGTTCTATGATACGCTTCTTGAGTTCATCGGCATGAGCAGAAAGCTCTTGGAAACGACGACTTTTTACATTATCATCATCGGCATTCATTCCATGCCCTATAGTTGACTTATAAGCAGAATATGCATCTGCATTATTTTTATTATCTAAACGATCTCTTACTTGTGCATATGAACCAGTCGGATCTTTTACATCACGCCTAGGAGCAATATACTTATCTCTATATTTAATATCTTCCAGTTCATTCCTAGGATATCCATACTTAGGCATAGGAATAGTATTTTGAATATCATTCAATTCGTAATCTATCAAATCTTCTATTTGCTTGTTAGCAAATTCCTCAGATTCCATATCTACGCCTGGATTTCTATACATAGAGTAGCTGGGAGGAACTAAACCTGATTTACCATATACAACTGCCATATTAAAAACCTCCTAAAGATCTAGCACCTGGTTTGTATCTATGTTTACCATATTCAATTAAATCTTCTTCATTTATATCACCGTATTCAAGATTAAATTCAGCTCCGTCAAAATTGATCGGATTGTTATCATCTATAACGGTAGTAGATTTCTTTTCAACTACAGGGACGTCTGCAGAAGATTTAGAAGCATACGGAGGATTGACATCTCCAAGTGGGAATGTTCTTCCACCGTTTATGTCTATAGTATCTACATCATATGGAGTAGGATTATCTATACGAGCTTCATAAGGCTTAGTACCTTCTTCGTTACGTTCTTCATCAAAGCTACCAAGATCTTCAGCCTTGATGTTTCTCATAGAATTTTCAGTACGAACCAGTTCATCTTCTAGCTGTGCAAGTTCAGCCTTCATTTCATTGAGTCTGTCATCACCGACATACTCTACCTCATGTTGTCTTTGGTAGAAAGTATAAGCCTTTGCACCGCCTTCAACCAGATTCTTAACACCTTCCATAGTTCTATTATGCATGGTGTTAAGGTTGTTATCACGTCTCTGGTTGATACTGAGCATAGGAGTAAGAATATCAACTGCACTCTGTTTGTATTCTGCGTATTTCATTTCTACTCCTTACAGACGACTTAAATCAATCTGAGTCCTTGTGTTAATCCTATCTTTTTCAAGACCGATCTTATTGTCCATTTGCTGGTTTTCCCAGTCAAGAACATCTTGGTTAAGAGCTTGCTGCTGACCAAGCTTCCACTTATCACTTTCAAGAAGTGTTCCAAGCATCTTATTGGCATTATCAAGATAGCCCTGATATTCAGTATAAGCCTGAGCTCTATCAGTGTTATAAGCATTTAATGCAGTATTATAAAGCTTGTCATATTCCTTAGCAGTATTTTCAGCTATAGCCTTAGCTGCACCTGTACTTCTACCAAGACCTGCACCAGCTGCACTATGCTGTACAGAAGCATTAGAAGCGTTAATGACATTTCCCATATAAGGATTTAAAAAGTCTGTAACGTCTTTGTTTACTTCAATTTCTTTACCATCTTTATCCTTAACAGTCTTGGTATATTTAAACTGCATGTCTTTTGGCTTATAGGACTTTGTAGCGGAATCATATTCCCATAGCCCTACTTCTTCCATGCGTTTTCCAAGATTATTATCCCAGTCGGCTATTGTATCAGAAACATCAGAGAATTTAGATAGATCTAAATTTCCATTTTCATCTTTATAACCATATGCTTTTGCCATATTGTATGCATCATAATATTCTGTAAAAGCATGTTCAATGTCATTATAAGACTCATTAGTATATTGCTGAATCTGATCAAGAATTTCCATCCTGCGTTCATAATCTTCTTCTTCAGCAGCAGCTTGGAATAATCCAGCGACTAAGCCAACTCCACCGCCTATAGCTGCACCCAAAGGGCCAAATGCAGCTCCGGCTGCAGCACCTTGACCTGCGCCTTGTATACCGCTACTTGCGTAATTATATCCAGAATAACCTGCCATTTTAAACCTCTACAGTAAATACTGCTGACACTTGTTCGCCAGCATAGATTTGAATGTTTTTGATGTGGTCATCAATTCTGACCCGTCTTTCACTAGACGCCCCTAATATATTTAGGTAAAATGATTGATGTTGAGGAAGTTCCATATTGAGCACTGCATCTTTTTCCAAGATACGGCTGCTCAACATGGCATGTCCTCTAACTACTGTAAGCCTTAGAATATCGTCATACTTCTTTGCCCAGTAACCCTTAATAGCATCACCAAGTGTATTTGGATTAGTAAGATTCAACTCAGAAAGCCTTACACCGTTATATGTTTCGTGCCTCATAGTACTCCCGATGGTTCGACTTGTACCTTAGCAGAAATTATTGTAAAATCAAATGGATCGCTACAGAAGAATTCAAGCGATAGGACTTCGCCATAACCGAGATTCCACCACTGTGTTTCCCAGTCATATCTGCCCATTGGACCACATGTTGCAAGTTCTTGATCGCTCCATGTAGATCCATCCCAAGTATATCTCAAAGCTACTTTAGGATAAAGATCAGGATTATTGACCTGTCCATTATTTATAATGAGCTTTAAAGCTGTACAGTAGAATGGGCTGAAATCTGCCAGTATAGCACCACTTCTACGTCTTCTTACAATCTGAAGACCATCATACTCTGTCCACTTGTCTTCCTTCAGGATCATCAGTTTATTATCTTCAAGAGTACCGAAGAAGAGATTGTTGTAGGCTAGAGTAGCATACTGCGGTCTCCACATACCTTCACATTCAGGCATATTGGAATCATAAGAAGCTCTAATGTGCCACTGGTCTTCGCTTTCATCATACACAAGTGTTCTATTGTCTTTCCTGAATGTAAGTGCATAGAACACGTGTCTATTTTCCTGCCAGACCTGGGCTACAGCATCGTTCGGATACTGCATGTGCCTGATTTCACGTTCAATGTCGTTGGTACTGATACGCTTAGGTGTACTACCCTGCATTTCAAATATACCAAACTGTCCAATATCGCTTGCACCCAGCCAGAACACCTTCTGACCAACTGTAGCAACACTTCTTGGAGCCAGAATACCGATTGCACCAGCTGCTGTATCAGGACTCTGGAACGGGAAATTCTTATCGTCGTTATAGCTGAAGGCTTGGAAAGACCTATCGCCGAACGTATACAGGTAAGATCCTGCACCAATCAAAGCTCTGGTTGTATCCGTAGACCATTCAGAGTAGACTTTGAAGCCATAAGGATTTCCAGTAATTGTATATGCCGGAATATCTCCAGATCCAGGAACCACATGGTCATGAACCATGAAGATGTCATCGCCGTAGATATCTTCTTCGAATGGATATTGGCAACTTAGAACGAAAGCATCTGTACCCTGATCCAGTACAGCCAGATAACCATACAGATAATAAACATGGCTAGGTCTAATGAATGTATCATCGGAACGTTTAGGCAATGCAATAGCCTTGTAGTCTAAACGCTGTTCAGTAGCCAGTAAAGTAGTATCAACTGCATATAGCTGAGTTCCATCAGCCACAATCAAGTGTGGATGTGCATCACCGTAACCGCCAGTTTCGCACATGGATACTGGTTCAGTAATACCGTTAGATACACGACCAATTTCTTCAGCGTAAACTGCAATTCCGTCATGTGGAACTGTAACTTCCTGTATTAAATATAGGTGAGCACCGTAAACTGCATAAAGAACTGGAGATCCATTATGACCTCTAGAAGCCCTAAACATACCACGACAGTTAGATTCTGGCATGTTTATTACAGTTTCAGTACCCTGAATGCTTCTAAGTATAGCAGGACTGGATGCCATATCACCCTGATGCTCAAAGTACATGTTTGAACTGGTCGAAACACATACCTTGGCAATATTGGATTTCTGGTATCCACCTAATATACTTGACACAAGTTTAGCTTGAGCCATTATTCCTCCTATTTATGCAGGAAAGATAAATGAACCGCTGTTTAACTGTGCACTATTTACAAGCTTATTGTCGTAGCATAAAGACGTACGCCTGATGAACTTATTAGCCCTGGTCGGAGTCTTGATACTATCTTCGATTTCCTTGAGGGTATTTTTAAGCCTTTCAGTATGTTCAGGGCTTAATCTTGGGAAGGCTACGGCTAACTTGTAGGTTAATGCACATGTGAACAGTTCCTTATAAATATCAGGTATCTTAAGGACACTGTTGAGTTCCATCTCATACTTGACGTTGTATATCAGTGAGATATACTTGGAATTTCCACGAAGCATATTCACGAACCTAGGCTTCAGCTTCAGAGCCACTTTGGTATCGGAAATAGGCTGCCAAGTATAGATATATATGCCAAATTCTGGCTTATTGAAGTCTTCAAAGCTAACGAAATCCAGATTCATATCTGCGTTAGCCATAGGATCTAGACTACGCTTCCAGTATAACTCTGTAATCTTCTCAAGTTTATCAACCTGAACGTCCACATAGTCATTAGGAATTTCAGGATCCAGTGTACCTAAAATCAGATCAGACTTCATAGGTATTGGATACCATTCATCAGAAGCTATATTTAATTCCCTTCTAAGGAACTGTAATAGATTATGTGAACTATAGTCTGCAGCAATGCCCTTCAGTAGCTGAAAAGCATTCTCAACCATATTGCCCGGAGCAGGTTGCCTTCTTGAAACAAGGTTAGAACGGGCCAATGCTTCAATTATTACATCTTTAACTGTAAAAGCCATTGTAGACCTCATATTTAAGTATTCAATGAATAAGTTGAATAGCCTATACCCTGTTAAGGGTATAGACATATTCAGCTCTATTTGAGTGATAGGAATCTATTAGACACGCACCATCACGTTGACAACGCCACGACGTTCGATAACACCGAACATGGCAACGATATCCCAACGAGTCTTGTTGGTCATCTGATCGAGATCAACCACACGGTTTTCGTGAACCTTCACGCCTTCAACAGCACCCATCTTGGATTCAGCGTTGGAAGCATCGAGCTTATCCAGCGTGCAGAATTCATAAGTGCCATCCAGACGAATCTGGCCACAGAAGTAGTTGCCTTCAGCAGGGCAAGTAACCGCAAGGTCAGTGTCAGTGAAGTCAACCGCAGTACCATCGGCCTGGATGATTTCAGTAGTACCACCAACAGTGGCATCCGGAGCATCAGCCACCTTGATTGCGAGAGACGTACCAGAAGCGGTAGCATCTTCAGCAGCGATGAACGCATACTGTTCAGCAGTCGGGTCACCGATAAGGTCGGCAGCCATCATGCCTTCAATCCAGAACGGAGTACCAGCCTTGACAGTGGCAGTGGAGGAAGCAGCGAGCGTAATGGTAAGGGTCTTGGTCGTAGCATCAAAGCTAGCGAGCTTAGCACCTTCCATGTCATCAGCAAGTTCCTTAGAAACCTTCACGACAGGCATGAAACGCTGGCCACGGTATTCAACGGAGTGGAATTCACCCAGAAGACCCTGCTTGTAGAAGGAATCGGGAGAACCGACCGGATTAAACTGTTGGCCATTTGCAGTCAAGACTGCCTGAATCTTCGGGTCAACGAAGCCGTACATCTTTTCAGAAGAGATGCTATTCAGGTGAGCAGCAGCTTCAGCGAGCGGCTGGAAACCCTGACCAACGACCACGGTCGTAGCCTTCGGCATAGCTTCACGCACTGCCTTACGCACCACGTAGTTAGCAATCTTGCCACCAGCAGGTTCAGCCACTTCCTTATCCCAGTTCACGTCCGTCACCGCTTCAATAGCGTTGGTGAGAAGGCTGGAGTGGAAATCAGTGAGTGCCATCTTGACTTCACGTTCAGTGATGGTCTGCTTTTCGGTCGTAGAATCGAGGGCAAGACCTTCACCGACAGTCACGGTGTCACGGATCACGAAGGTATATTCCTGGCCATTACGCTTGCCAATCATCTGGTCTTTGAAGTGTTCCTTAGAACCCACAGTCACGAAGCCAGCAGCGACAAGGAAACGGAGAGCAACTAGGTCAGTAAGTTTGTTGGTTACAATTGTATTAGGCATTGTAGTATCCTCAAGAATGAGTTGCTAGATAATTACGCCAGTAATTAGAATCCCTTACTTCGGTCTGGCTATTGCCACCACCCGGTTTAGTCTGGGATCCAGTGCTAGGTAATTTCTTAGCAGCAGGTTTGGTATTAGAGGACTTGACAGAACGAAGCTTTCTATCCAAGTTAAGACGGTTTTCAAGATTGCGGAGTTCAATTACTTTATTTAATGGGTTACGCTTTTCAATAACTCCACGCAGAACCTGCGGGTTAGTCATAAGCACACGAACCATTAACGGAGAAATATCGCAATCGTCCAGATAATTCAGGACAGCATTTTCCGGGTCAACTTTAGACAGGAAATCCACGAACTTATCACGTCCATTTTCAAGCAAAGTGTGATAATGTTCTACATCTGATTCATTATCAAAGCATGCAGCAACACGCTGATCATGAATCATATTTGCCTGTTCCATAGCTTCATCTTCAAGGACAGAAGTCCGTTGCGCTTCTAGATTGCCGATCTGATTCTGAACAAGACCTTTAGCAACTTTGAGATCCGTCAACTTATCAACATCATCTTTCAAGCTCTCTGTATTAACAGCATTATATTTCATAAGCTGTGCTTTAAGGCTTGAAATTTGGTTTTCGAGATCAGCTACTTTAGCCTTGTATTTATGTTTCTGGCGTATAAAAGCTTCATTGGCTTTAATCTGAGCCAAATCCTTGGGCTTCTTCCCATCAGCTTTAGCTTTGGGATAAGGCAAACGCTTATCTTTCTTACCTTCCAGAAACTCTTCTTGACCAGCAGTGTCTTTATTTTTGTCTTCAGAATTACTGGTGTCGTTAGTTTCTTCGGTAGAAGGATTAGCCTTTGTATCTTCCGTAGATCCAGCATGTGTTTCATCTTCAGAGGTTGCAGTCCTAGAAGTGTCATCATCTGAATTTCCAGAAGTATCCAACGTTTGATCATTACCACCATCACCTGTTGTTGGATTACCAGTTGAGGATGGATCGGGATTAGTTTCAGTTGAAGAAGGTTGCGACAGATCGTCAATAGAAACTTCACCAGATAAATACTTTCTAGCAGTTGCGCTATCCATTAGTATACCTCTATATTTATAGACCAGAGTAGGTCGGTTGTTAATTCAATAAATATGTTATGTAAAGTTGAAGAATAAGGGCTACACCCACTAAAGGTGTAGCCCTACTGTACAAGCCCAGTCTACTTGAGTGCTTCTTTGGCTGTTTTCAGAATCATCCCTAACGCTCTCATGCCTGTAGGGAGTGCAGCCATAGCCATCAAGTTACCAGTATCCAAAGGCCTCATTACTCCGTATCCGCCACTTGGAGTTTTGCCGCCCACTTCAACTCCACCCGTCATTGGAGGTGGGCCTTTACGGTTGCCTGTTCTTGGATCAACTTGTACAGGAATATTACTTCTGCCTAGCTTGATATTCTTATTGTACCATGCACCAAGCGAGTTAGAGTTAACTAAATCACCTGCTTGGTCTGGCGTAATGGCATACGAGTAAGATCTGCCATTCTTCATTGTAATCGTTGCAAGATTTAAGCCAGGACTTACATTTATAGCTTGGATAAAGCTAGAAGACGGTGTAGAACCTCCGTATCTAGGTGTAGCGTCGCCTATCCAGTATCTAGGGCTTCTACGTTCTTCTTCAGCACCTAATTGAAGAGCAACTTCTCTCGGTAGACCTTTAACGCCCATGTATTTATTGAGCAAGGCCTGATGTTCTTCAGGTGTTTGTTTATAGGAAGTCTCACCATATCTCTCGGCAGTGCCAGGTATATCAGCTTTCCTGCGAGAGTTGGCGTTCATGTTGGGACTGGTAGGCCCAAGTGCTACGCTAATAAGCATTGCCACCTCCTGTTCTTTCTATGTCGTTGATAATATCAGCTGTAACTTTTTTCTTCTCAAGTTCAATCTTTTCAGCTTCAAGCATAGCCTTATCAGAAGCTTCTTGAGCGTCATTATCTATTTTAACGCCTTGAGCCATAAGCTTGGCCTGTTCTATAGTATTCTTATTCTGCTGTTCAATCATGAACTTCCTGAAGTCTAATTCCTGCTGACCCTTCATGTTAAGCATCTGCAGGTTAAGCATATCAATCTGCTTCTTCAGTTCAATATTCTCATTCTTGGAAGCTTGGAGCTGCTGCATAGTAGTATCCAGAGTCTGCTTCATACCGTTAAGAATATGAACTGCGTTAGGATCTTCAGGTGTATCGCTTACTAGCTTGATGTTCGGATCCATATTGGCTACAATATCCTTGGCAAGATTTTCAGCCATACTATCATCAAGCGTTTCAGCTATATACTTAGCAATAACAGGCTTCATATTCTCAGGAACAAGACTAGACAGCAAGCTAAGTTCTTGACGCTTCTTAGCATTTCTGGTAACAATATCCGGCCCATTCTGTAAGCTAAATACAGTAACAGAAGGATCAAAGCCCTTCAAGGATATAAGAATTCTACCAACAGTTCTAATCGCTTCATAAGTACTGGTATAGAAGCAGGACACGTTACTCATGGAGTTGGTCTGCTGTACAAGCACTTCAGTAGCAGTCTTATCCTGAAGATTTAAACCGTTAATACCAGTTAGAGGAATGCCAAGAACATTACTCATCAGACCCATGCTATTCTCAATAGTATTAGCAAGATCTGCAGTTTCAAAGCTTTCCTTAATCGGCGTAGGAGCAATCGTACCATTGTACAGGTACAGCAAGCTATCCTTTGCGCCAGCCATCTGGTAGTACTTCTCAAGGTTTTCAATAGCTCCGACAGGCATAAGGAAATTGCCCTTCGGATTACGGTTCATTCTCTCAAGGAGCGTAGAATAACCGATGTTTGCACCGAGCTGTAAAGAATAAGTACTTCTAACAACACCAATGTAATCTTTCTTGCGATCGGTAGTTCTAATCTTGTAACCAGTGATTCTGATAATAGGAATAATATCGTAAGGCATTTCTTTGTGCTCAACGATCTTACTACCGCACATCTTAGAGAACATGACCTTTCCGTCATCGTTCTTGTAGTAGTAAATAACTTCCTGAATCACGTCTTCTTTGGTAGGCCACTGTGTTCCAATAGAACAGAGAGGTGGAACTATCCTTGGATAATCTAGGCCAACGACATCATCGCCGTATAAGCGTTTGGCTTTGTTCAGGCTGATGTAATTGACTATTGCACCTTCTTCAGCATCCTCACCACTGGTGGTGTTGATGTTTGGATCAAATGCAACAGTAGACATGTCATCAATAAGCTCAAGCTTAATTTCCTGCTGATCTTTAGTTTTATCAATAATGGAAATAGTAGCAGCAGCCTGACCGACAATCGCAGCATTTGCAAGCCATTCTACAATATGGTTCTTGAAATCACTATCGTGTTCAAAATCATTGATGAAATCCTGTAAGTCTTCAGAATCTCTATCTTTCTTAGATTCAAGCTCGATATGGTACGGGCTGGCACTGTAAGGGCTGGCAATAGCATTTACGAACACTTTCCACATGTTCCAAACTTCATGTGGACGGTCAGTTCTGTACCAGTCTTTAATCAGGGCATCATCCCAGAAGGAACCGCTATACATCTGCATGTCCCTGTCCATACGGGTCTGTGAAGTTTTATAGTAATCCGAGGAAGACTTCAAGAACTTCACTGCTCTTTCTATAAGTTCATTATCAGATAACATATGACTCCTACATAAGATGATTAAGCATCATCACGTTTTTTACAATTTGATTTATATTGGATTTAGACACGCCATGATTCTTAGCATACATTGCAAGTGCTAATGAGTCTGCACGGTCTGGTGAACGTCCTATAAGTTGCTTGATACGTTCCTTTGGAATAATTCTAAACTTGCCTTTCTCGTCTATAAAGGCTTGAGTATTTCTAAGCTCTTCTACCAGTTCTTTATTCTTGGCTACATCTATGTAAAACCCATCCTTAATAGCCTGAGATAGTTCCATGTACATTTCACTTCTGATGTTCATGTACAGTTCGTTAGAAGGCTTCTCACCAAACGTAATCGGCATTATATTTATTGATGAATCATGCTTAACGGCATCATATACTCCGTTACCATAACCGCCAGTCATATCCAGTGCACCACACTGGATATTCATGCTGTTATACGCAGTCTTTACTATATTAGTCTGGGCTTGAGTATCCGCCTTATTTACTGCTTCTTGTGCCAGTAGACCGTTATTATTAATGACTGTACTCACAGTATCATCACGACCCATGCCAGCACAGTCAAGTCCAAAGAAACAAGGCTTTTCAAAGTACGAGAACCTAGAATCGCTCTGGCTTACAAAGTCCTCAAGCTTTACAATAGCATTCAGGTAATCGCCTTCAATCGGTTCACCAAGTAGCTGTCTTCTGTAAAGTGGAGTGCCCTTACCGTATGTCTCTTCCATATCCTTGATGAACTCAAGAGATACGAACGGATTCTCGTATATAGAACCCTTGATAACACACTCAGGATGGACTGCACAAAGTTCATTGAACCAGTTGGCACTTGGAGCTTCGTTAGGGCTAGTAATCAACCTGGTTCTAGGCACGTCAAGTATACCGCCACGTAGACGGCTCTTCATATTTGTATAGAAGGTCTGGCTAAGTCTTGCAGCTTCATCCAAACATAAAGAATCACAGTCGGTCATACCAAGACATTCGTCTTCAGATTCCGCAGAGAACCCATATGTTATTCCAAGTCCAACCCTTATACTTCTATCCGTTTTATTCTCAAGGCAGATTATACCCTGCCGTCTACAGATATTTTTAATATGGTTGAACAGAACCTTTCTTAAGGCAGAATGTGTTTGAGCACCTGCAAGACACTTATGACCCTGCATCATTTCAGTTATAAGCCACAATGCAGCAATGAAACTCTTTCCATAGGAAATAGAAGTGTGCATTATAACTAAAGGGTCTTCGGATCTTCTCATGAATTCCGCTTGACCCTTGGAAAGCTGAAGATTAAATGTCATTTCTAGAAACCACCTCAAAGTTAAAAGATACGGTTGTAGGTTGTACAGTCTTATCTTTATCTTCAGTTGGTTCTTCAACCTTCTTTTCCATGCTGGCCTTGAACGCTATGGAATTTGGATTCCAGTTGGCTCTAAACCTGCGCTGCAATACTTCTATGAAGTGTCTACCACTGCGATCGCCACATTCAAGATACATTTCAGTCAAGAGATTTTCTATCTTGAGCATGTACTGGTCGTACCATTCCCTGAATGCAGTAACGGCTTCATTAACTTCTTTGCACCTGATTCTCTTCTCATTATTAAACCATTCAGGACTTAAAAGAATACCTTCAGGCAGATATTGTCTAATGGACTTGGCGAGAAAGCCTTCAGTACCTACATTGCCCATACCTTTGGCAGAGCAATTCATAAAGCACATAGTAACTGCAACACGTTCTTCAACGCTCCAAGTACGGCTTTTGCAGAGTCCTTTAACTTCAGGAAAAGTAAACGGCTTTGCAGTATAAGTCTTACGGATTAAAACCGGATCCGGGAAATTGGATATCAGGTAATTTAAGCTGTCAATAGCAAGCTTGTGTGCCTTTTCAGCATTACGTTTTGTGTTTAAGTTGCAAATTTCTTTACGGTTCATAGATACCTCGCTTTAACTCCGAGTAGAGTTTATTTATTATCGCTTACAAATTTCTTAAGCCACGACTGGTCATAAGAAGAATTCTTATTTCCAATCTGCTTTTCAAGCAGCTCCATCAGGATTCTTTTTTGCTCTTTAAGCTCGTCCATAATTTCCTTATGAGCGGCAATATAGTCAAAAACACTCTCAGCTGCTTTCTGTTTAGGTTCAGTTTTGCCAATGTTAATCTTCTTCGTCGATTGTTTCTTCGGTGCGGTCATACACTTCCTCTTCAGGACTAACAAAATCATCTGCTTCGTTCATCAGGGCGTCCTCGCCATTCTGTATAGCAAACACACAGTTCTGAATCTTGCCGATGTCTTCCTCAGAAAATTTGTACTTTTCAGAGAGTTCATTAAGAAGGTCAAGTAAATTTTGCATAAAAACTCCTTATGTTATACAATAAATAAGTTGTATTGCAATCCTTTAAGAATAATGCTTCTAACAATGTATTGTTACTACAAACAACAAATGAGGTATTATGTACACATACGGTAAACACAATGAAATAAAGATCACTGGCACGGATGACGACTACACGTACTTGGATTTTATCGGAGTAAAGATTCGTATATCTAAGGACTTCAAGGCCGAACGCAAAGACCAATGGGATCGCTGGAAATCTATCAGTTGGCACGACAACGGCACTCACCAGAGTAGAACCAGTATTTATAATGGCAATGTACGGAAAACTCTGTCAAGGGCTAGGGTAATGTGCATAGTCGCTCACGGTCTACCTCCGAAAGATAAGAATTTCGTCAAGCACATCAACGGAGATACAATGGATGACAGACCGGATAATCTGGAATGGGCAAATGACCTTACGAAGTCTACGAGTGTATTCAGGACACAGGAAAACATTGAAGCCATTTCAAAGATTCCATCTGGTCAACGCAACTGGCACAATCCTGAATACATGAAGGTCTACAACGCTCTCAAGGGTTCAGATGGCATGAACCACGCAGACAGATTCAGGTTAAAAATGAAAGAACTTGGCTTAGTCCGCAGATGCAGAATTGTAGACGGTGTAAAGAAACAGGTATGGATGCCAGCAGATACTCCACATCTTAAGCGTGGCCCTAAGAAGAGTAAAGAATAATCATTCTAACATTAAAATGTGAAGATGTCTCGAACACATCAGAAGTTTGGAATAGGATTTCCTATTCAAGTGGCTATACCGGGTTCGAGACGGTATAGCCACTATAATCTTAATGTAGAGGTAAAAATGCAAACACCAACAACGGTTAAGCTTCTAGATCGGTTAAAGAAGCTACATCCGGAATATGAATTTAGACTTTCAAAATCTGCTTCTGAAGCTGTTTGGAAAAAGCTTCTATCATATTATAAAAGCGCAAAGTCTAAATCAAAAACAATAGAAGGCTTCAATTTTATAGAAGTTGGAAATCTTATACAGCTGCCTAATGGCATTAAAGAATTTAATCCAAGTAAGAAGCTTGCGTTTAATACAGAAACACTTTCAACATATATAAGCGAAGACGAATTCTTTACTTTCTGTGAAAGTATAGTAAAAGATATTAAGGCACAACATTCTGCTAAGGCTGCGATAGCTACAAAGACTGAAACCATACTTAATGGTTCTGATGGAGAAACAAAAGAAATATATGCTCCATTGAGCGTTCATCTATTTATATCTAAGTACTCAGATGCAGATAAGCAGATGTTTAAATGGTTTACAAAAGATGAGCAGTGTAATTTATACTTAAAGACAAACAAAGGATATCTACCTATTCACTACACAAATGAAGATGGTCTTGTAAGTGAAGGAGCAGAATTCTGGAGTGAATTCTTTAAGATGTACCGCCCTACACTAATTAAATGGGTTGAATATCTGCGTGAAGTTTGTATGAAAGATATATTATCGCAAGATATAGATCTTTCAAAGCTTAGAAGAGATGTAGATTCAAATACAGAAATTTCTACAATAGATAAGCTTCATGTAGTTATTCCAAAATCTATTTTAAACCAGTCATTTGCCAAATTAACATTCAACACGTTTAAGAATGAATCTGGAAATGAAATTACAACCCTCATAAATGCCGATTTAACTTTAAGGCTCTCAAATCAGGCTCAAACAGGTGTAGTATGCACTGAGGAAAACTGGATTGAAGTGTTTAAGAAAATTATTCCTAGACTAGATCCTTCAGAAATAGATCTTCTAAAAAGATATTCTATAGATGATAGTACTCAGGCTATATGGCATTTTAATACAGGATTAATAAATCCAAAATTAAAGATGCCTACAAGTTGGCACAAATTCTTTGACAAGAAGTTTAAAGTAGATCGTGAAGCACAGCTATATAGAATATGTAAATTCTTAACACTACTTCTTCAGGAAGATAACCAAAACCGTCAAGCACTAGTAATTGCTGGTAAAGGACGTGAAGGTAAGTCTTTATTCTGCGATATTGTTGTTAAGAGTTTAAATAAAATATTTAACTGCTCACATTCAAGAGTAAAGTTTGCAAATGATATAACTACTGAAGCATTTGAACAAGGTGAAAGTGCTCGTGGTAATCTGGAAAGTATTATTGACTCAATGCTTATTTATATTCCTGATGTGGCTGACACTTACAAGCTTCTCACTTCAAATAAGTTCAAGAATATTACTGGATCAGATCCTATTACTGCAGATATAAAGAGCAAGAAGCCAGTTAAGAAGCAGATGCTTGGAACAAAGTGCATTGTAACTACAAACTCATGTACTAAAATGCCAGATGCTTCTACAAGTTCTCGTGTATTACCAGTATGGTTCAACAGAGACGATGAAGAACCGGATTTTGATATGTACGAGATTGGAATGGCTATGCAGAATGAGTTTATTGATTTCCTATCATTCTCTTTTGCATATTGTGACTATATTGAAAAGAAGTTTGAAATTCCAAGCTCTGAATGTTATAGAACGTGTCCTATATTCTCAAGTGAAAATTATTCTAAACCATTAAAAGAGGTTTATGAAAGTCTTGGAGAGTCTAAAAAATTTTTCTTATATAATACTTCAGCCGATTATGATGAAGTATATGAAGAAATGCACAGTGATATGTGCCAAGAGCTTCATATAGAATCTGCTCCTACTGAAAAAGTCAATGTAAAGGATCTATACCAATCTTTACTTAGAGCACTAGATTATCTTGGATATGGACATCTTAAACCTCGTTATAGTTATCCGCCAAGTACTGAACGTAGAAAGTTTAAGGAATATTTAATACGTACATACAATATAAAAATTATAAAGAATAATGGTGTTAGATATTACCAAGGTATTAAGTACACGCCAATCGCTTTAGATAAAAAAGATTCACATGACGCTCAAAAGTGGGCAAATTCTAAAGATGATGACAATAGTCTTGGAATGTATGATCCTACAGGACGACTTGAGTTCTAAAGCAGTGGCGTAAAGTGGCGTAAAGTGGCGTATCTTTAAAAATTACGCCACTGCAACTTGCCCATAGTTTATAAGGACTTGCGTGGAATAGTGGCGTAAGTGGCGTATTTTTGAGATATGTCATCCCACCATTCCATAAATTTTTAAATTTAATTTTTATTTTATTTTCTATATATACAGATATTATAAAATTTTACGCCACTTTACGACCCTATATAGATAAATATATGAGATATATAGAGTTATATAGTGGCGTATTTTAAATTATTACGACCCTATTTACGACCCTATACGACACTAAAACAACTTAAATTGAAAAAGGATTAATTATGAAACACACAACTAAAAAAGTAACAGTAAGACAATTTAAAACATTTCAGGGAGATAAATGGTTTGCTCCAGATTCTTGGAATGATTTTGTAAATGATCTTGTAAGACGTGGATATGAAGTATCAAATGTAAAATTGGAAAAGCATTGGTGTGGATATGAATATCCAGATGCAGATCTTTCTAGAGATCAAGATTATGCTATAATATCTTACGATATTACATCTGAAATTCAAATAGATTAGTAATTATTAAATAATGAGTGAAATATTTCATTCATTATTTAATCAATCTAACATTTTAATGTAGAGTAGACTTTAACATAGGAGTAATTATGAAAAATGATATTATTTACTATAAATTTTCTAAAGAAGAAAATTGGTGCATTGACGAAATTAAAGCTGCAATCGACAGGTTTGGATTAAACAAAGATAAGTGCCTTGAATGGAGTACGTTTAGATTTACAGAAGAACGCAGAGCTATCTTTGAAAAAATTTGGAAGATGCTATATGCATAGATAATAGACGGAATAGTTCCGTTTATTATTTATTGCAACTAACATTTTAATGTAGAACAAACTTTAACAAAGGAGTCAACACATGACTATATTCGCAATTATATTCTGGATCCTAGTCGGTATTAGTATTGCATCTAGATAATAGAGGTGCTTTATGGACGATCT